CGCCTGCTAACTTGCCCGCTAACCCTTATTCTATAAGCCTCTAGCGTTTTTATCGCCCGCTAAGCCTTATTCTATAAGGGCATTAGGGTTTACCCACCCCCCCCTAGGGCCGGGCGACCGGGCGTTGTGGCTAGGGTGGTTTCACGAACAATTTTTATTTTTTTAGCAAATTTGCAAACAGCCTTAGTTTTGATACACTCACGCTTATGACATTCCTCAGCTTCCCTTACGCACCCCGTACGTTGCAAGCCACAGAATCAAGGCTTAAAGCAATCATGGATGCTGCACGGCTTGGACTTAAAGGCGACAGGCTTGCCATCGCCGCAGGCATGATGCCCACCGAGTACCGCCAGCTATGCCAGTTCGACCCCATCGTGGAATACGCCGAACTCAAAGCCAGAACAGAGTCCGAAATGCAGATGAGCCAAGTGCTGCACGACGCGGCAGCGCAAGGCGACATCAAAGCAGCTACCACCATCTTGCAGAACCAGCACGACTGGGTAGCCAAGCAGCAGATCAACGTCGAGATCGACCAGCGCATCTCCATCAGCCAAGCGCTCGAGATGGCGCAGCAGCGCACAGCCAAGGTCATCGAGATGGACGCCCAAGACGCTGAGTACACCGAAGTCAAGCAACCAATTAAAGAAAAGCAAAAAGCCGCCTAATGCAAGAGCCACGCTACTCCGCGCAAGACGAGATGGAACTCATGGCGCGGCTGTGGGCGCCAGCCATCAAAGACAACCCCTTGGCGTTCGTGATGTTTGCGTTCCCGTGGGGCGAAGCTGGCACACCGCTAGAACACTTTACTGGCCCACGCAAGTGGCAGCGCCAGGTCTTGCAAGACCTAGCCGAACACATCAAAAAGAACAACGGCAAGCTAAACTACGACGTATTGCGCCTAGCAATTGCGTCAGGCCGTGGTATTGGCAAGTCGGCCTTGGTTAGCTGGTTAGTTCTATGGATGATGACTACTCGCATCGGGTCAACGGTTATCGTATCTGCTAACTCTGAATCCCAGCTCAGAAGCGTAACCTGGGCTGAGATTACCAAGTGGTCGTCTATGTCGATCAACACCTACTGGTGGGAAATATCAGCCACAAGGGTCATGCCTGCTAAATGGCTGACTGAGCTGGTTGAGCGTGATCTCAAAAAAGGCACCCGCTACTGGAACTTAGAGGGACGACTGTGGTCGGCTGAGAACCCTGACGCGTTCGCGGGGGTTCACAACTACGACGGGGTAATGGTCGTGTTTGACGAAGCGTCAGGTATTGATGACTCCATCTGGGCGGTGACATCGGGCTTCTTTACGGAGAATACACCCAACCGCTTTTGGTGCTGCTTTAGCAACCCACGGCGTAATACGGGCTATTTCTACGAGGCGATCGAGGGTAGCAAGCGTGACTTTTGGCAATCAAGGCAAGTAGACGCTAGGGATGTAGAAGGCACGGACAAGAACGTCTACAACCAAATTATTGAAGAATATGGCGCGGATTCGTACCAGGCGCACGTGGAGGTCTACGGCTCGTTCCCCTCCGAAGGCGACGATCAGTTCATTCCGTCAACCTTGGTGGACGAAGCTATGAAGCGGGGCAAACATCAGGATGACTCCGCGCCCATCGTGATTGGTGTGGATCCAGCCCGGTTCGGCTCGGACTCAACAGTCATTGCGGTGCGGCAAGGGCGCGACATCGTGGAGATACGCAGGTTCAAGGGCGACGACACCATGACGGTGGTCGGCCACGTGATCGAAGCAATCGAGCAGTACCAGCCAGCGGTGGTTGCCATCGACGAAGGTGGGCTAGGCGCTGGCGTCGTGGATCGGCTCAAGGAGCAGCGGTACAAGATCCGCGGGGTAAACTTCGCAAACAAGAGTAAAAACCCCATGATGTACGGCAACCTGCGGGCGCAGATTTGGGGGACGATGAAGGACTGGCTCAAGACGGCGAGCATCCCGAACGAGAAAATGCTCAAGACCGACCTGATCTCACCCATGATGAAGCCCGACAGTAAGGGCGCGATCTACTTGGAAGGCAAAAAAGAGATGAAAGCGCGGGGCTTGGCATCGCCAGACAGTGCTGACGCTATCGCGCTGACGTTCGCGTTCCCGGTAGCGCATCGCGAATATGTTGACAAGCGTCCCGTTCGGTCTTATTCTCAGCATGGAATCGTAAACTCTTGGATGGGCGCGTAAATGGCTACGAAAAAATCACCGGATAAACCCATTCCCCGTACGACTACGGGCAAGAGCCGTAACTACAAATCAACTGCTGAAGGTGCAGGTATGACCGCAGCAGGTCGAAAGGCCTATAATGCAAAAAATAATGCAAATCTTAAAGCGCCTGCTCCAAATCCTAAGACTAAAGCGGACGCCGGACGCAAAAAATCCTTCTGTGCAAGAATGTCAGGAGTTGTCAAAAACGCCAAAGGCGACGCCCCGCGTGCGAAAGCCGCCCTCAAAAGCTGGAACTGTTAAAAGGAAAACTACCGTGGCTACTAAACCTGGACTTTACGCTAATATTCACGCAAAAAAGGCACGTATCGCCGCTGGATCAGGCGAAAAAATGCGTAAACCTGGCGCAAAAGGCGCGCCAACCGCTAAAGCGTTTAAGGAATCGGCTAAAACAGCCAAGCCCGTAAAAACCGCAGCTAAGAAAGCGAAGTAATTATGGCAAATAATAAGCCAATCGGCGTAGCGTACGAAGATCAAAACATTATTGGCGCAGATACACTTAGTGCTACTGACATCATTAGTACAGGAACATTAGGTTATTCTGCTTCTAAGTTTAGTACCGTAACCCAGCAAAACAACAAAACTACGGGTGTAACGATCAACACCCCTTGTGGTCAAATTACTACCGCTAACGCTCAAATGGCGCCTAATGCTAATGCCGTGTTTGTAGTAACGTGCAGCGCCGTAAGCGCTAGAGATGCAGTTGTAGCTAACGTAGCGTCTGGCGGTACTTTAGGTGCGTACAACGTGTTTGTTGCAGCAATAGCAAACGGATCGTTTACATTAGAGCTTAAAAATGTAACTAACAATGCGTATAGTGAAGCTATTAAGCTAAATTACATCATTATTCATACAGAAAGCTAATATGCCACTCAAAAAATCGACAAGCAAAGAAGCCTTCCGTTCTAACGTCAAGGCTGAGATTAAGGCAGGCAAGCCCGTCAAACAAGCTGTAGCAATTGCGTATGCGACCAAACGCGCGGCGGCTAAACCAATGAAACGCGCAAGTGGACGTGGCAGATAATGGCGACAATGAATCAAGACCCAACGGGCATCAATAAAGCAGGGCAAGTATCGGCGCGGGGCGGCCCACAGGGTGATCCAGCCGATCACAAGGACACCTTAGATGAGATGCGATCACGCTACACGATGGCGATTGCTGCGTTTAGCGACAGCCGTGAGGATGAGTTAGACGATTTGCGCTTTATGGCAGGTTCGCCAGACAACCAATGGCAATGGCCTGCGGACGTATTGGCTACGCGTGGCGCAGTGCAAGGTCAAACGATCAACGCGCGCCCATGCCTGACAATCAACAAGCTGCCACAGCACGTCCGTCAAGTAACGAACGAACAGCGGCAGAATCGCCCATCGGGTAAGGTCATCCCAGCGGATGACAAGGCCGATGTGGAAGTAGCAGCCATCTATGACGGCATGGTTCGCCACATTGAGTACATGAGCGACGCCGATGTAGCGTACGACACCGCCTGCGAAAACCAAGTCACCTACGGTGAAGGTTACATTCGCGTGTTAACTGAGTATTGCGACGAGGACAGTTTTGACCAAGACCTCCGCATCGGGCGGGTACGCAACAGCTTCAGCGTCTACATGGATCCAATGTCGCAAGACCCCACAGGCGCCGACGCCGAGTGGTGCTTCATTACGCAAGACATTACTAAGCAAGAGTATGAGCGTGAGTACCCCGACGCCGCGCCCCTCAGCTCCATATTGGCAAGCGGTGTAGGCGATCAGTACCTGAGCCAGTGGCTCACTGAGGACACCATCCGCATCGCTGAGTATTTCTACTACAAGCATGAGGACGCAACGCTCAACTTGTACCCAGGCAATCAATCGTTTTTTGACGGATCGCCTGAAGATAAAAACATGAAAGAGATGGGGCTAAAGCCCATCAAGTCACGCCGCGTTGATCGCAAAAAAGTCATGTGGATGAAAACCAACGGTTTTGAGTCCTTAGAGGAACGTGAGTGGGCAGGCAAGTGGATCCCTGTCGTGCGCGTGATTGGTAACGAATTTGAAGTAGAAGGTCAGATTTACATATCTGGCTTGGTACGTAACGCAAAAGATGCACAGCGGATGTACAACTACTGGACTAGCCAAGAGGCTGAGATGCTCGCCCTTGCGCCAAAAGCGCCGTTTATCGGCTATGGCGGTCAGTTTGAAGGTTACGAAATGCAGTGGAAAACAGCCAATACGACCAACTGGCCGTATTTGGAAGTAAACCCCGACGTGACGGATGGCATGGGCGCTGTATTGCCATTGCCCCAACGCGCCGCGCCCCCACTGCCCCAAACTGGTTTGATTCAAGCCAAGATGGGCGCGTCCGATGACATCAAGTCCACCACTGGACAGTACGACTCGAGCTTAGGAGCCACAAGTAACGAACGCTCAGGTCGGGCTATTCTGGCACGGGAAAAGCAAGGTGATACAGGTACGTATCACTACGTTGACAACCTTGCCCGTGCAATTCGCCACATCACACGTCAACTCGTTGACATGATCCCTAAGATTTACGACACCGAGCGCATTGCTCGTATCGTTGGCTTAGATGGCGAAGTCGATATGGTTAAGATTAACCCGCAGCAGCCTAATCCCGTCAACGAGATCCGCGACGTTAATACTGGCGTGTTGATTGAGAAGATTTATAACCCTGGCGTTGGCCGTTACGATGTCGTAGTCACCACAGGCCCAAGCTACATGACCAAGCGTCAAGAAGCAATGGACGCTATGAGTCAGATTCTGCAAGGAAACCCACAGTTGTGGTCAGTTGCAGGCGATTTATTTGTTAAAAACATGGATTGGCCTGGTTCAGAGGAGCTGGCGGCGCGTTTGGCTAAGACAATTGACCCTAAATTGCTAGAAGATGGCGATAAAGACCCTGCTTTGCAGGCTGCTGAACAGCAAATGCAAGCAATGGGCGCTGAATTAGACCAAATGGCTCAAATGATGCAGAATTTCCAAAAATCCGTTGAAGTTCAGGACTTGGAACGCAAGAATTTTGAGGCTGAAATCAAGGCATATCAGGCTGAAACACAGCGAATTAGCGCTGTTTCAGCAGGCATGACCGCCGAACAGATCCAAGACATTGTGATGGGTACGATTGCTGCCGCTTTAGATACCGGCGACCTTGTTGGTCAAGAATTGCAACGCGAGCCGATAGAAATACCGCCCGAAGCACTTGCGCCGATGCAACCTGAGATGGCTCCTGAGATGATGCCCCCAGAACAAATGCCACCTGAAGGGATGATGCCACAATGAGCTGCGAAAAATTTATAGGAATGTTGTTTTTAGCACGGGATGTGACCCATTCAGTGCATTTAAACACTCGTAGTTATTCCAAGCACAAGGCGTTGCAGAAATTCTACGAAAATATCATTGATTTGGCAGATTCATTCGCCGAAGCCTACCAAGGCCGTCATGGTTTGATTGGCCCGATCAGCTTAATGTCTGCCAAAAAGACCGAAAACGTCGTGGCTTTTTTAGAAGATCAGCTTGCCGAGCTAGAAGCCATGCGATATGAGGTTTGTAGCAAAGATGACGCTCCGTTACAGAATTTGATTGATGGCATCATTGAGCTATACCTTTCAACCCTTTACAAGCTTAAATTCTTAGCATAATGCCAATAACTGTCAACCATTCAACTCCCGCCGACGGCACTTTTAGTGCTACGGGCGCTGCGGCTTGGGATGCAAACCACACATTAAGCGGTTTGGGGACAATGGCAGAGCAAAACGCCAATAGCGTCAACATTACAGGCGGGTCAATTACAGGGGTTACGGGTGTAGGTACAGTTACTAGCGTAAGTGGTACGGGTACGGTGTCAGGCCTTACGCTATCAGGTACAGTAACGTCTAGTGGCAATTTAACTTTGGGCGGTACTTTACAAGTTGCAGGTGGTACTTTCTGATGGGTAATTTTTTTAACGGAAAATTCTTTGCAGGTGGCTTTTTTGGGTCTATCATAGAAGCTGCTGAACAACTTTACGTAAAACTTCGGTCATTCACCGAACGAGGGAGATTTTAATGGCTATTAATTTAAAAGCGATAACCACTTGCCTTGGCTATCAACAAATCACTAGTTTGACTGCTGCGGTAGGACTGACTGTACCGCAACGCGACTTACAAGGCCTTAACCAAAAACCTACGTTTGCGTTAATTACGCCTTTAACTGCCGCCGTTCGTTGGCGCGATGACGGCGTTGCACCTACCGCTTCGGTCGGTATGCCTTTGGCTGCGGGAGTTACCTTGCAGTATGACGGCGATTTGACTAGAATTCGATTTATTGAAAACGGCGGCACCGCCGAACTTAACATTAGCTATTACGCTTAAAGGTGACTTATGGACATTTCTAACGGCTCAGGTGGTATTGACTCAAGCAAATTAATGGATTATTTCACCAAGGATTTCTTAAAAGACCTCGGTAAAATGGCTGTTTTGCGTGATGAATTGGCTAAACGCCAGGGCGCAATGTCCGCTGTTGAAGATGCAGCCAAGTTACGTGCAGAGGCAGAAGCTTACGCTGCAAGCAAAAAGGCTGAGATTGATGGTGCTTTAGAAGAAGCTAAAGAAACCAACGCAAAGTCTAAAGCGCAAAAAGCAGACCTAGATACACGCGAAATTGCATTAGCTACTAAGGCTAAAGAGCTAGATGTTGCTAGTGCTAATTTTGAAAAATCGGCGGCGGCTAAAGAGCAAAGCCTTGCAAACAAAGAAGCCGCTTTACTTAAAGCGCAAAATGAATTAAAAATAGCACAAGATAAATTAGCAAGCGATCAAGCTACGTTAGACGCCCGTGTTAAGGCATTTCAAGCTAAAGTCGCTTCTATAGCAGTTTAAGAATTAAATCGTACTGGCGCGATACACCAGGGTTTCTTAGGGAAACATCGAAATGGACGAAAGTCAACAAGAAGTAGTCTTAGCGGACACAACTGCCGCGCCAGAACAGGTAGCAACGGCTGCACCTGAAACTGAAGTAACAACGCCGGAAGCAGTAGAGCCAGCAGCAGAAGCATCTAAGACCTTCACACAAGAAGAACTAGACGCCGCTATTGGTAAACGACTTGCTAGAGAACAACGTAAGTGGGAAAGAGAACAGGCCGCTAAAGCCGCTGAAAAGCAGCTTAAAGCCCCAGCGGAAATCCCGCCGATTGAGCAGTTTGCTTCACCTGATGAGTATGCCGAAGTTTTGGCTGAAAAGAAGGCAGAAGAATTGCTTGCTAGGCGTGAACAAGCTAGGTTGCAGTCTGAGATCATTGAGTCTTACCACGACAGAGAAGAAGAAGCGCGGAACAAGTACGACGACTTTGAACAAGTTGCCTACAACCCCAAGCTACCAATCACTGACGCGATGGCTCAAACGATTCAAGCTTCTGATGTTGGCCCCGACATGGCTTATTACCTAGGGTCTAATCCGAAAGAAGCAGAACGTATTTCTCGTTTATCGCCACTCATGCAGGCCAAAGAATTAGGGAAGATTGAGGCTAAATTAGCCGATAATCCTCCTGTAAAAAAGACTTCGAGCGCTCCAGCACCGATTGCTCCTGTCACGGCAAGATCCTCTGGATCTTCTAGTTACGATACAACTGATCCTCGTTCTGTAAAAAGCATGAGTACATCAGAGTGGATCGAAGCAGAACGCCAAAGACAGATCAAGAAGTGGGAAGCGCAGAGAAACCGCTAACTATTTTTTATTAGGACTTAACTATGTCAAATTCGATCTTAACCATCGACATGATTACAAGAAAAGCTCTCGAGATCCTCGAGAACAACCTTGTACTCACACGTAACGTAAACCGCGCGTACGATGACAGCTTTGCTGTTGAAGGCGCAAAAATCGGTTCTACTCTCCGTATTCGTCTACCAGACCGCGCTTTGGTAACTGACGGTGCCGCCCTGCAAGTTCAGGACGACAACGAGCAGTTCACCACTTTGACTGTATCTAATCAAAAGCACATTGGTGTTAACTTCACCACTGCTGAATTGACCATGCAGTTAGATGACTTTGCAGAGCGTGTTCTAAAGCCTCGTATTAGCCAGTTGGCATCGTCTATTGACGCTGACGTAGCTAACAGCTTCCGCAATATGTACCAGTCTGTAGGTACTCCAGGTCTTACACCTGCTACCTCTTTGGTTCTGTTGCAAGCTCAACAGAAGTTGAACGAAGCCGCCGCCGTAATGTCCCCACGTTACGCAACTGTTAACCCAGCCGCTAACGCTGGTTTAGTAGAAGGCATGAAAGGTCTTTTCAACCCAACCGACACTATCTCCAAGCAGTTTAAGAACGGCATGATGGGTATGGGTGTATTGGGTCTTGACGAGATCAACATGAGCCAGTCTATCAAGCAGTTCACAACTGGTACTCGTAACTCAACCGGCACAACTGGCGCCGCTGTTACTGCTCAAGGTTCTAACACCATCGTATTAGCCGGTGTTGGTAACGCATTGACCATTAAAGCTGGTGATGTGTTCACTGTTGCAGGTTGCTTCTCAGTTAACCCACAAACCCGTGAGTCTACTGGTTCGCTCCAGCAGTTCGTTGTTCTTGCTGACGTTACATCGTCTGCAGGCGGCGCAGCTACTGTAACTGTTAGCCCAGCAATGTATAGCGCAAGCCATGCACTCGCAACGGTTGACACTCTGCCAGGCAACGGCGCTGTAACTACGTTCATTGGCGCAGCAAACAGCCAGTACCCACAAAACTTGGTATATCACAAAGATGCGATCACTTTTGCGACCGCTGACTTGTTGATGCCACAGGGTGTAGACATGGCTTCACGTCAAGTGCATAACGGTATTTCGATGCGTATTGTTCGCCAATACGACATCAATAACGACCGTTTACCATGCCGTATCGACGTGTTGTATGGCTACTCCGTGATTCGTCCACAAATGGGCGTTCGCCTCTGGGGTTAAACCTAAATGCTCCCGCGCAAGCGGGGGCTTTTTAACTTATTTTTTAAGGAATTTATTATGTCACTTCCAAATGGCGCAAATGGTTATCAAGTCGGCGACGGCAATCTTAATGAAATCGTTATGGGTACTCAAGCAGCTCCTGCGGCTAAAACCGCAGCAGCAACTTTGACACCTGCTGAATTAGCTACAGGCATCATTACTTATGCTGGCGCGGCTGCTGCTTTGACAGTACCTTTGGGTACTTCATTGGACGCTGAGTTCGGTAGCATGAAAATAGATAGCTCATTCGACTTTTCGATTATCAATACAGACGCTGCTAACGCTGCTACTGTAACTGCTAACACAGGTTGTACTTTAGTTGGTGTTGCTGCTGTTGCAGCAGTTACATCTAGCACATGGCGTGTTCGCAAGACAGGCGTAGCTACATACGTGTTCTATCGTATTGCTTAATGTAATGTCCCGCCCTTCGGGGCGGGTTTTTAAAGGAAAAGTTATGTCAAATACTAAAGCCGTAGGTGTTGCTTTTGCTGATCCGTTAGTTGAAAACGTACAGTTTGAAGCTTTCACCGTAGCGCAGCTCCCTGCTGCGTCTGCTGCTCTACTTGGCACACGTTCAGTAGTTACTAATTCCAACGCAGCTTTAACCGCGGGAATTGGCGCTGTCGTTGCTGGTGGTGGTTCAAACGTAGTTCCAGTATTTTGTGATGGTACAAACTGGCGAATTGGCTAAAAAAATAGGGGCTTCGGCCCCTATCTAACAAGGAACAATAATGGCGGTTATTTATCTGATGCACCCTGTTCATGGCCATAAAGTCGCTTGTAGTAATTTTGAAGCAGATTATGATGAACAAAACGGCTGGGAACGCTATACTGTCGATACGCCAATTGTTCAAGAATTTGTGGTTGAAGAAGTAGAACCCGAAGTTGAGGCGGCTCCTGCTAATGCGCTGGAAGTAAAGACAAGACGACGTAAAACAACCGCATAAGGAGCTATGCCATGACTACTGCCAATGAGCAAATAAACGGCGCATTGCGCATATTAGGGGTGTTATCCGAAGGCGAAACGCCATCCGCAGCCACGTCGCAAGATGCTTTGACTGCCCTAAACCAGATGATCGACTCATGGAATACTGAGCGTTTAGCTGTGTTTTCTACCCAAGATCAAGTGGCTTTATGGCCTGCTGGCGCTAAAAACTTAACCTTTGGCCCAACAGGTAACTTGCCTTTAGCGTTAGGTGGCACACCTAAGCGCCCAGTATTGGTTGATGATGCAACCTATTTCAGAGATGCAGCAACCAATATTTCATACGGCATTAAGCTAATTAACCAACAGCAGTACAACGGTATTGCTGTTAAAACGGTGACTTCGACCTATCCTCAAGTCTTGTGGGTCAACATGACCTATCCTGATATTGAGATGTATGTCTACCCTGTACCCATCAAGCCGTTAGAGTTTCATATCGTTTCGGTAGAAAAGCTCATGGAAGTGCCAAGTCTATCGACTGACATCACCATGCCGCCAGGCTACCTACGGGCGTTTAAATACAACCTTGCCTGCGAGATCGCAACCGAGTTTGGTATTGAGCCACCCGCTAACGTTTTGCGCGTCGCTATGACCTCTAAACGCAATCTGAAGCGTATTAACAATCCTGACGACATCATGGCGTTGCCGTACAGCTTGGTAGGCACACGTCAGCGGTTTAACATTTATGCGGGTAACTACTAGGATTAATTATGGCAAACGTAACTATAAACCAATTACCAGCAGCTACATCTGCAACTTCAGGCAACCAAATACCCCTTCAACAAGGGTCAACTACGCGTAGCATAACGGTTGCTACGTTGTTTACTAACGCTACTTTAGTAACCCCTATTCTTGGAACGCCGCAATCAGGCACATTAACAAACTGTACTGGGCTACCAATTGTTGCTGGCACTACAGGTACTCTTAGTGTTGCAAGAGGCGGTACAGGAATTACTAGCTTTGGCACTGGCGTAGCTACTGCGTTAGGGCAAAACGTTACAGGTTCTGGCGGGATTGCGTTAGCCACTAGCCCTACGTTTGTTACGCCAACGCTAGGTGTTGCTACCGCAACAACCGTAATTACAGATGAATTGCGTGGAACTATACAAGCTTTGTCAGGCGCAGGCGCTGTAAACATAACCAACTTAACTACTGCGTTTACATCTACGGCTACAGGAAACGCATTGACTTTAGCTAACGGAAACGTAGGTGAGTTTAAAACAATTGTTTACGTAGCTGAAGCCGCAGGCGGCGATACGGGTGTTTTGACGCCCACCACACGCGTAGGTTATTCAACCATTACGTTTACTAATGTCGGCGATTCCGTGACTTTGCAGTATTTTACGCAAGGGTGGGCGGTTATTGGTAGCCGCGGCGTTACTATAGCTTAAAAATGAAAACACCAATTTTAGGCCAAGCGTATGTAGCGCGTAGCGTTAATGCGGCAGACAACCGCATGGTTAACCTATTTCCCGAAGTTATTCCCAACGAAGGTAAAGAAGCGGGGTTTTTAAACCGCGCCCCAGGCTTACGGTTAGCCGTTACAGTTGGTGATGGCCCAGTACGCGGTTTGTGGTCTTTTAACAACTATATGTATGTAGTATCAGGAAATGAGCTATATAAGTTAGATAACGACTACAACATCACATTGTTAGGTGCAATAGCTGGCACTACCCCTGTGTCTATGGTTGACAACGGTACGCAGTTGTTTATAGCGGCTGATGGCCCAAGCTACATCTACAACGATAGTACCAACGCGTTTCAGCAGATTAACGATACCGACTTCCCTGGCGCTGTAACCGTTAGTTATTTAGACGGGTATTTTATTTTTAACGAACCAAATAGCCAAAAAATATGGGTTACTAGCCTATTGGATGGCTTGTCCATTGACCCGCTTGACTTTGCAAGCGCTGAAGGCTCGCCAGACGGTTTAATAGCGGTTGAAGTAAATAACCGTGAAGCATGGCTATTTGGTACTAATTCCATTGAGGTTTGGTACGACGCAGGTACGCCTGACTTTCCCTTGGCGCGTATTCAAGGTGCGTCTAACGAGATCGGCTGCGTTGCCCCTTACTCGGTGGCTAAACTAGACAACTCGTTGTTTTGGCTAGGGCAAGACGCTAGAGGTCGGGGCATTGTGTACCGCAACAACGGCTACACGGGCGTACGCGCGTCTAACCACTCAATTGAGTGGCAAATCCAGCAGTATGGTGATATTAGCGATGCAATTGCCTACACTTACCAGCAAGACGGCCATAGCTTCTACGTATTGACTTTTCCAACTGTTCAAAAAACGTGGGTGTACGACGTGTCAACCCAGTCGTGGCATGAACGTGCAGGCTGGTTAAATGGCGATTTTGTACGTTACCGTCCCAACTGCCAAGTCACGTTTAATAACCAAATACTTCTTGGCGACTATGAAAACGGCAATTTGTACGCGTATGACTTAGATGTATACGCTGATAATGGTGCGCCGCAAAAATGGTTGCGGTCTTGGCGCCCAATCCCAAGTGGTCAAAATAACCTGCGCCGTACTGCCCAGCACAGCTTACAGCTAGATTGCGAAACGGGCGTAGGCATTAACGCAGGTTCAACTGAAGCAGACCCTACAGTTGCGTATTTTGTGTCGTCTAGCTCATTAAACGGTGTTCAAAACCCAATTGTTACAAGTTCGGGCGAGTATTTAACTTTTGACATGAACGTTATTCCCCAAACTACAGGCATTCAAGGTGACGATCCTGAAGCCATGCTGCGCTGGTCAGACGATGGCGGCCATACGTGGTCAAACGAACATTGGTCTAAGATGGGGCGTATTGGTCAATATGGGCGCCGTGTATTTTGGCGTCGGCTTGGCATGACCATGAAGCTGCGTGACCGTGTGTACGAGGTGTCAGGCACCGATCCAGTCAAGATTGCCATTGTTGGTGCTGAACTCTTATTAAGCCCAACCCGTGCCTAGCCCACTTAATGTAACTACTATACCAGCGCCGCGTACGCCGGTAACAGATCCAGCTACAGGCCTATTGTCCCGTGAGTGGTATAGGTTCTTTTTAAACCTGTTCGTTTTAACAGGTTCAGGCACTAATCCAACAACGCTAGACGATTTACAACTTGGGCCACCTAGCCTAACAATTGATGAGCTTTTAGTAATTATTAACCGTCAACGCAACGCTGATCTAGCGCCGCCTGTACAACTCGGTACAATATCTTCACAGAACGCGGACAATGTAACGATTACTGGTGGCACAATTGATAACACGCCAATTGGCAATACGACGACAAGTTCAGGCAAGTTCACAACGCTAAACGCTACAGGCGGTATTGGTGGAGGTACTTTTTAATGACATTTGTTTCAAAACATCATAGAATTAGGCTAAATTTAGGAGTCATTTATGGCCGTTAATCTTTCTCCCGTTGGTGGCGTAGCCGCCCAATTTTTTGACAACGCAGGAAATGTGTTGACTGGCGGTAAGCTGTATACCTACGCGGCAGGCACAACCACCCCCCAAACAACCTACACTACTAGCGCAGGCAACGTACCTTGGTCTAACCCTATCATTTTAGACGCCGCAGGGCGGGTGTCTGGATCGGGTGAGATTTGGCTGACCGACGGTATTCAATACAAGTTTATATTGCGGGACACCAATGACGTATTAATTGCTACTTATGACAACATTAATGGCATTAATTCCAACTTTGTTAACTTTACCAACGAACAAGAAATTCAAACGGCTACGGCTGGGCAAACCGTATTTAATTTAACAACAGTTACGTATTCACCAGGCACAAACAGCCTGACGGTGTTTGTGGACGGTGTAAATCAATATGGCCCAGGCGCGCAATACGCTTATCTTGAAACTGATGCGGACACCGTAACATTTGTAAACGGTTTGCACGTTGGCGCTTTAGTTAAATTTACAACATCACAATTAAATAGTAGCGCCGCCGTTGACGCTCAACAAGTGTCGTATAACCCGCCTTTTGTTGGCGCTGTTGCAACAAACGTTGAAGCAAAACTAGCCCAAACTATTAGCGCAAAAGATTTTGGTGCGGTAGGCGACGGCGTTACAGATGACACCGCCGCCCTTCAAGCTGCGATTGATGCTTGCTATAACAAAAGACTTTTTATACCCGCAGGTAACTACAAAATTACAGGGACGTTAAGCATTATTAGTAACGGCATTACAATTTTTGGTGAAAATTTAGGCTCGACTACGCTTATCCAACACGCAGACGACACCACTTTTATTGAAATTGGCGATGGAACTGTTGGGAATAAACCTAATCGCGTTGAAATTTCTAACATTGCTTTTATTCCGCGGTCAACTTCGGCAGATTGGACAACTGCTTATGTAATTGACTGTAATTACGCTGCCTATGTAATTATTGATAACATTGATATTTTTGGTCAAGCTGGCGGTTCTTCAAGAATATTTGGCGGTATAAAACTTGATAAAACTTTGTTTTCTCAGGTGTCTAACTCTGACATACGCTATTTAAAAGGCACTTGCATATTTGCAATTGGTGGCGCTGGCGTTGGCGAAAAAACGGTAGATATTCGATTAAACAGCAATTACTTCTTTAATTACGAATTGCATGGTATTTTTCTAGCCGACTACACCGAAGGTATTTTTATCAACGATCAAGAAGTTGTTGTTACAGATGCGCTTTCGGCAATTTACATTAATAGTAACGGCGTTAACTTCTTTATTACTAACCTTAACTGCGAGTTAAAAGGAACGACTAGCGGTATCGTGCTTGATAATGCTGGGTTGACGCAAGTGGTTGGTGGTTGGTGGGGCGCGGGTATAAGTGGGTACGCAGTAGATATTGCTGCGGCCACAAACAATGTTCAATTTAATGGTGTTTGGACTAGCGAAGGCCCTTGGCGCATTAGAGGAAACAATGTTAGTTTGACAGGTTGCTATTGTGGCTCTATAACGGGTCTTGCTGTTCCAGGCATAACGGTTGACGGCGCATTTTCTTCTAGCGTTGATATTAGAAATACGACTGTTGACCAATTTACTGGTGGCGGTATTGCGCTGTTATCGCAACCAAACGAAGTGTCCATTGTTGGCGTTCGACTCTATAACATTACAGGAACGCTTATATCAGGCACAGGGTATTCATACGGCCCTGTAATTGAAGGCGTTGCGAGTAAAGAACAACTACTTGCAAATTTATTTAAAACCGCCGCAGCAACAATGACTTTCCCCTATGGGCGTGAAGTTTTCCAAATTACAGGCGCTACGCCAATTCAAAACGTTACTTTGCAACATCCAGGGCGTCGTTTGTATTTACAGGCGGGCGCGGGTGGATTTTCATTTACAAGTGGCGGCAATATTGACTATAACTCTGCGTCTGTAGGTGCTTTTGATACTGTTGAATTAGTTTGCCTTGGTGATTCATGGTACGAAGTTGGTCGTTAATATGAAAAAAGTAGGTAAATAATGGCACAGACTGGGTTTACCTCGATACAACTGTATAGCACTAGCACGGCTGCTGCTGCGCCTGTTGCTGGAAACTTGACCAACAGTACGCTAGGGTCAGAACTTGCCATCAATATTACCGATGGCAAACTGTTCTACAAAGACAACGCTAATGCCGTACAAGTGATTGGTTGGAAAACCGTCCCAACTACGGCTGGCGGTACAGGCTTAACTACTTATACGGCTGGTGATCTAAGCTATTACGCTAGTGGAACGACGTTTACTAAATTAGCTATTGGCACAAACGGTCAAATCCTTACTTCTACTGGCGCCGCGCCTCAATGGACAACCCTAAGCGGCGTAGCGGTCACTACGTTTAGCGCTGGAACAACGGGTTTTACACCTAATTCTGCTACTAGCGGTGCTGTTACGCTTGCGGGGACATTAATTACTAGCAACGGTGGAACGGGGATAAGTTCGTACACCGCTGGTGATTTGTCCTACTATGCCAGTGGTACGGCGTTAACTAAGTTGGCTATAGGCGCAACAGGCCGTTTTCTATCTAGCACGGGCAGCGCCCCACAATGGTCAGCCCCCGCCGCGTTAACTGAAACAGATGACACTAACGTCACCATGACGCTAGGTGGCACTCCATCAACAGCACTATTAAGTTCTGTATCTATGACCCTTGGCTGGACAGGTCAATTAGCTGTTGGGCGAGGTGGTACAGGTACAGGAACAACGTTTACGCCTGGGTCAGTAATTTTTGCTGGAACGTCAGGTGTTTACAGCCAAGATAACGCAGGGTTATTTTTTGACTCTGCGAGTAATAAATTAGCTATTAATACCGCCACCGTAGGTAGTACTTTAACGGTTGCAGGTGATGGGTCATTTAATTTAAGCAATACGTCGGCTACTACACCATTGTTAATTGAAAACGACAATACAACAGGTGTTGTAACTGCAAAATTGGCTTGGCGCAATAACGGCGGCGTTAAATGTTCTATTAATGCTGCGGTATTTGGCAACGGATACATGGATTTTTCTGTAAACGCAGATACGTTTGCACAACGAATTCATGCGTCAACAGGTGTGTCCATCGGAAACACCACCGATCCTGGCGCTGGTAATTTACAAGTTAATGGCGGTATCAGAATTAACGGAAACTCCACGGCGTCTGGTCTTACCATAGCAAACTTATCTTCGCCAACGTCTAATAACACAGTAAATAGCACTACTTACAATGTCACACTTCCAACAAGCGCTAAAGTCTTTTGGGTTTCTGCTGGCAGTGGCGATGGCGTTTTAGTAGTAACTAACTACATAACTTCAACTATAAGCATAGTTGGTACATCATCAGTGATTGTTGCTAGTTCAACGCCAGCGTCAAATCAGTTAGGTATTTATAAGTCAGTAAACAGCCATGTGGTTTCTTTTGTAACTGGCTCCGCTGCTACTTCGACTTATGGCAGTTGGCAAATAATGTCGTTATCTTCTACCGTATCATAGGAAAAGCCATGTATAGATATAATGAAGGCACGGAGTACGTTGTAGACGTAACCAATGTTGAATTGGCTATTCCAACTGTAGACGAATTGACAGACGAACAAAAAGAAAATGAATTGCTTGTTCAATACCATAATCAGTTTAAAGAATGGATTGCTCAAGGTAATACTCCTTTAGAACAATTGGAAAGTTAATCATGGCACTTACAAAAGCTACCTATTCGATGATTAGTGGAGCAGAAGTCAATGTTTTTGACTTTATGACACAAACTCAAATTGCTGATGTTCAAGCAGGGACAGCCTCAGTTGATGTTACTAGCGCAATTAATGCTGCTATGGCTGAAGCCGCTTCTACCCAAAGAGAGTTATATTTCCCTGCTGGGACGTATTTAATTACTTCTACGCTAACTATCCCAGTTACAGCCACTTACGCTCGGTTTGCTATTCGTGGTGAGTTTTCAAACGACATTAGCAACAGCGCTAATATGCCTGGAACCGTTATTAAAACATCCGGTAACTTTACGGCACTACAAACGCCCGTACTTACAGCGCCTAATAACACCCTAACTTTTTGGACTAAATGCCTTGAAATTAGGGATCTTTACGTATCAGGCCCACAAAATTTAGCGTCTGCCTATTCAACTTCGATAGGTTTTAACTTAAGCGGCGTTCAATTTTTAAAAGCGCATAACCTTCATGCTGAAGGATTTGGTACTGGTCTTTTTATTGAAAATGGTTCTGAAATCTATTTGTCAGGCCGTCACATCTATCAAAATAACTACTACGGCGCATTTTTAAAACGCAGCGACGTTAATACCACAGACTTACAAGCATGGGCAGAAAACCTTGTTTGCGTAAATAATTACATTCCTCTGGTTCTTAGAACCGTGCGTAGTTTCTGGTGTAACAACGGAGAGTTTATTACTTACGGTAACTCGCCTCCTTTGACTGGTCGTACGCCAATGTCCCGTATTTACATTGAATCCTCCTACAATACGCAAATCCATTTTAGTAACTGCACTATTGAAAACGATGAGCAAATTACTATTGTTAGCGTAGATAGCACAGGGTTAGGCGTACTTACTTTTGACCAGTGTAACTTTGAAAGCTCTAAATTTCCTTTAATTACTTGCGAAGGTTATTTTGATACTATTTCTGTAACTAATTGCTTGTTTGGCCCAACGCCAGGCCTATTAACAACAAACCAACAGCCAATTATTTATCTAAATAACGCCGACGTAAAAGATGACGATTTACGGGCAAACGAAGTCAATATGAGTGGAAACAGCCCTTCTTGGGCAGATTTTGCTATATACGACAACACCGTTAACCGTAGTCCTTATGGCGATCGTGTATCTACCTATATGCAGCAGTTAAATACGCGCCGTGAAATGGATCAAGCAGCTGACAACCACATTACTGTAGTTGGTAACTACAACTACACCACTTCAAATGTATTAGTAGGAAACGCGCGGTTATATTGGAATGACAACGTAGTAGCTAATAATTTTGCAATTATTACCCCTTCAAGACCATTAAGAGGCGCAAGCGTACTATGGGTAACAGTTATAGCAGACACTAACAATAACGCAACGGTGCCAACCATATATCAAATTGGCGGGATTGGCACAAGCCCTGCTGATTGGCAGTTAGTCTATAGTTGCCAATTAGGTCAATTTACTGTAGGCGCAAAAACTTTTTATAAATGGGGTTACGCTGTTGAAATTTTAAACGCAACAACATCTTACAGCCCTGGCGTACAAACTATTGGTTTAGCAAATATTTATTCTACTGCTGGGGGTACAGGCAGCGGTCTTGAATACTTTGCTGTTTATGCTGACGAGCGCGATGTGGGGTATGTTGAAGCAACAGATAGATTTATGGCAGCCGCCCCCTCTACTGGTTTAGAAGGCTACGGCAAAGTTGGAGATAGAATTTACAACTCTGCGCCTTCTGCTGGAAACGTTGGTTGGGTATGCACCGTAGCTGGCATACCTGGAACTTGGGTAAATTTTGGTTAAAGGAATAATATGACCGTCGTCGTCAATGTACTGATCCCAGCCAAGCTCGCTGAGAATACCCAGCAGACGCAATACACGTCCAATGGCGTTAAAACCATCATTGATAAGTTCACGGCGACTAACTTTAGTGGCTCGGCGGCTACGATTAGCGTCAACTTAGTCACTTTGGCAAGCACAGCGGGTAACGAGAACATCATCACCAAGACCAAGACCTTGCAACCGTCTGAGGTGTATACCTTCCCTGAGATCGTGGGTCAAGTGCTAAATAATGGCGACTTTATCTCCACCATTGCTGGTACGGCTACGGCCATTAACATCCGCGCGTCTGGCAGACAGATTTCAAGTTAATGGACAAAAGCCTAGAAGCCTTACAAAAGAACCTAAGCGTTGGGTTGTTTTTGCCGCCTGACGCGGTAAAGTGGCTACTAGACTTGTTTCATGCGTTTCAGATATTTGACGATTTTGCCGATGGCGACCCTGTAGACCGCAAAGATTTAAACCTGCTGATATGGAATACGCTAGTTGGTATGCAACAAAACCCGTTTTATGCGGCTAATTCGTATTGCTTATCTTCTATAGTTGGATTAAATATACTAAAATGGCAAGCATCAGATACAGTAGAACGTGCGGGAAGCGCCGACGCTAAGTCGTATAACTGGCGCGCAGGGTATTACGATATTGTGTTAGCCGTGGTGCAGATTTACCACGGCCCCGAGTTTGCGGCGCAGAACGCCCATATTGTTTTAGGATTGTATGGTGAAACATACGATGATTATATGAAGGAGTTTAAAAATGCCTGATCCAGTCACAGGTACCATCGCCGCTGTTACCACTGTAGGTAGCTCGTTAATTGGCGCTAGAGCTTCCCGCGACGCTGCAAGCCAGCAACAACAAGCGGCAGCGCAAGCATCTGATGTTCAACGTGACATATTTGAACGTCAAGTTGAGTTGCAAGCCCCGTTTAGAGAAGCGGGTCTTAAAGGTCAAAATCGGCTATTAGAGCTACTTGGGCTTGGCGGTGACGTAAACGCGCCTGGCTATGGCAAGTACGCTACGGCTGAGTTTGGCGCTGACAAGTTTAAGGCCGACCCAGGCTACGCTTTCCGTATGTCTGAAGGCATGAAGGCTTTAGAGCGTTCGGCTGCGGCGCGGGGCGGTTTATTGTCAGGCGCAACCCTAAAGGGTACACAACGCTTTGGGCAAGATTTAGCATCACAAGAGTATCAAAACGCGTTTAATCGTTTCCAAGCCGAACGTGCAGGGACGCTAAACCCATTCCAAGCCCTTGCTGGCACAGCGCAATCAAGTGCTAACGTATTAGGACAACAAGCAGGCGCGTTGGGTCAACAACTTGGCTCTAACATCATCGGCGCAGGCAACGCACAAGCAGCAGGGACAATTGGCTCTGCTAACGCAATTGTTGGCGGTTTAGGTCAAGGAATGAATTTCTATCAAAATCAACAGCTTTTGAACAGATTGCCTACGTACGGTACATCAACATTAGGCGGGGGTTTCTAATATGGCGCAAATTGATCCAAACATTGCGTTAGGCTTTCGGATGCCTCAAATTCAAGATCCCGTTGCGGCGACTGCACGGGTTCAAGAAATTGGCGTTAATGCGCTTAAAATGCAAGAGTTACAACGTGGGATGCAAGAAGAACAAGAAGTACGTAATTTTTTACGCGGTGCTGATTTGTCTAAACCTGAAACCCGTGCAAAGCTGTCACAGTTTGGTAAGACTGGTTTGGCGTACGGCAAGTTACTTAGCGACCAAGAAAAAGCAGCTTTAGAAACTAAAAAACTTGGTGGTGAAATTAGTAAACAAGATTTAGAACGCAGCCGTGAACGCACGTCTGATCTAGCGTTTAACCCGTCTTACAACAACATTAAAGCGTATTTAGAAGATAGCATTTTAAGAAAAGAAATGACGCCTGAGCAAGCACAAGGCTTGTTTGCTCAAGTAGCTAATATGCCCATAGATCAACGTCGTCAAACGTTTTTACAGTTAGGTGCTAGTGCAGCAAAACGCCTAGAGCAAATGACAGTTAGCGCAGCGCAAAAAGAGCAAATGGGCGTTACTATGCGTGGTCAAGACCTTACAAATCAAAGAGCGCTTGAAGCTCAAAGATTACAGTACGGCGCTGACGTGGTAGCCAACACGGTTACGGACGCAGCAGGCAACGTGACGCAATTCAACCGTTTTGGTCAAGTTATTGGCAAACCTGGCGCTATTGGTAAACCAAGCGCTACGTTTGAAAAGACTGCTGCACTGCAAAAACAAACGGGCAGAGATCTTGACTTAGCAATTAAAGAACTTACTGAAGCCACTAAAGACAAAGGTCTAATTGACCAATCCACAGGTAGCGGCGCAGGTCGCCTTATAGACGTTGCGGCTGGTTTTGCTGGTCAAGCTACGCCTGGCGCTATTGCAATCGCTAAGTTAAAGCCAATTGCTGACATGGCGCTTAAAATGGTTCCGCGATTTGAAGGCCCACAGTCTGACAAAGATACGGCGTCTTACAAAGAAGCTGCTGGTCAATTGGCTGATCCATCATTACCTACTGAAATACGTAAACAAGCAGGTAAAGAAGTATTGCGTTTGATGAAAGCGCGTAAAGGTCAGTTTGTTAACGAAGCAATGGCAAACGAAGGTATCGGCGCTGGCGGGGTAGATACAAGCAATCCGTTGTTAAAATAATAAAGGTTAGCTATGGCTTCTTTGTCACAAATTCTTGCTGATCCAAATTACGTAAACGCCAACGCCGCTACTAAAGCGGCTATTTTTGATAAATACGCGCCTTTAGATCCTAATTTTGCTAACGCTAATGCTGCAACGCAAACTGCTATTCGGACTAAATTTGGTATCGGCGTTGCAGAAACGCCTGTTGAACCTGAAGCACGATCTAACGTCGGTGCTGAACCCTCGCGGTTTGCCAAAGAAAACCCTAATTTATACGCTGGTTTAGTAAAAGCGCGTCAGTTAGCTGGCCCTACTGTTGAGATGCTTGGTGGTGTGGGTGGGGGTGTGCTTGGCGCTCCTGGTGGCCCAGTTGGTGTGGTTGGTGGCTCTGCCCTTGGCTATGCCACCGCTAAAGAACTGCTTAATAAGGCTGACGTAGCGCTTGGGTTAGCCCCGCAAGAAACGGGTATGCAAGCCATGAAACGTTCGGCAGGCAACATCGCTGAAGGCGCTGCGTATGAGGTAGCAGGTGGTGTGGCTGGCAAAGTAATCAATAAACTAGCCGATGCTGGTGCGGCGGTCATGGGCAAGGTAGCGGACATTAACCAGTTGCCTAAGCAATTGGCGGCTAAGATCGCCCGCAAATCGTTTGAAACACCTGCTAACGTCGCTGCTGGACGTAACGCGTTGCAAGAGGCAATCAAGGCAGGCGACGACGTAACGGCGCAGCAAGCCCTTGCACAAGGCAAAGTAGTCGCCCCCGGCGCTCAGGCCGTAATCCAAAAGACCATCTCTAAGACATCCCCTGGAGCGCAACAAGCAAAAGAATTGGCTGATGAAGCTGCGCGGATGTCTACCATTAAAGAAATAACGCCAGACCTAGACGCAGCGGTTAAACTTCGCAAAGTTGCGTCTAAACCTCTATACGAGGCTGCTGACAAAGCAATCGTGCCAATTGACAATGATGTAGCTGCGGTGTTGGCGCGTATGCCTGAAGGTACTTTGGCTTCTGCGGCTAACATCGCTAAGATGGAAGGCCGCCCATTCATTATGGGTAAGACCACAGCGCCCACAATGCAGCCTACTGGTGTACTTGACGCGGCAGGTAATCCTGTCATGCGTGAAATTCCCGGCGATACCGCCGAGCTAACTGGTGAGTCTATGCATTACATTCGCCGCGCTTTGTCAGATATAGCGTATGGATCGCCTGCAACTGGCGTTGGCCGTGACGCTCAGATGGCAGCACGCAGTTTGTTAGACGATTACCTCAAAGTATTTGAGTCTAAAGTGCCAGAATACGGGCAAGCACGGGCGATATTCTCTGATTTATCCGTGCCAGTTAATCAAGCGCAGGTGCTTAAAGAGATGGCGTCTGTACTAGAGAAACCCGGTGGTGGTGAACGTGTTGGCCCATTCTTGAACGTATTAGGCCGCGGTGAAACCGCTATGCTTAAACGTGCAGGCGGTAAAGGCGCGCCGCGGTATGAGGCTTTGTCTGAAGTATTGACGCCTGACCAGTTAAAAACAGTGCGCGCTGTAGCGGATGAATTGGCTGCCGAAGCGTCGATTGGTAAACAAATCTCTGCTGGTCAAGAGTTGGCTACTAAGCTCCTTAAAGACGAGTTGCCAAACTACCGCTTACCTAACATTTTTAACGTAATCGCCACCACAGCCAATAAAGTATTAGATACGTTAGGCGTAAAAGTCGGTGAGAAAACAATTAAAGAGCTTGCCAAAGCAGGCGAAACAGCTAAATCGTTTGATGAGCTGCTTGCATTATTGCCTGGCGAAGATCGGGTAAAAGTCTTGAAAGCCATTAGCGATCCTGACACATGGGCCAAAATTAATAAAGTAGCAAAAAGCCCTGCGGTTGCCAAAGGTTTGATGGGCGTAACCGCTGATGTACCTGAAATGCCAGCTAATGCCTTAGCTCCCGGACAACCAAATCAAAATGCGCTTGCGAGATAACAATGGAACAGGATATTTTCAACTGGGCGGTTGCCCTAACTGGAGCTTTAGGTGGCTGGATATTGAAGGTTATTTGGGATATGTTGCGTGAGATGCGTACTGAAATCCACGACCGTGACACCCGCCTTCAGGACGATCTAAAGAAATTAGACACTAAGATGCACGACGATTTTGTGCGCCGCGATGATTTTAAAGATGCGGTCAAAGAGATTAAAGACGACATGAGGGTGGGGTTTGCTAACGTCGACTCTACCTTGCGCCTAATTTTTAAAAAATTAGATAGCAAAGACTAGCCATGATATTAGAAACCATCATCGGGGCTTTGGTGCCTGTTGGCGTAGACGGCATCAAACAACTCATTACCCGCTTTGCAGGGGGTGTAAAGCCTACTACCATCGCCGAACAGATCCAGCTTGACCAGTCCGAAATTAGCCGCATAGAAGCTATTGCCAAGCTAGATAACCCATACGGCTCCCCTAGCCAGTGGGTCGTTGATCTGAGGGCGTCTAGCCGCTATATTGGCGCGTTAGTCGTCATCGCTGTAGGGTTGTCTACCTTGTACCTGCCTGTCGACCCGTTCGTGCAGCGCATCGGGCTAGAAGCGGCAAATATTGCGTTTGGCTTCCTGTTTGGCTCACGGATCATGGCTAATCTGAAGAAATGAAAGAAAATTTTGATAAGTGCCTTGAGCTAATGCTCAAGCATGAGGGCGGTTACGTTAACCACCCACAAGATCCAGGTGGTATGACCAACCTTGGCGTAACTAAAAGCGTGTGGGAAGAATGGCTAGGCAGACCCGTATCGGAAAAAGAGATGCGCGCCTTAACCCCAACGATGGTTGCGCCTCTTTATAAAAGGAAATACTGGGATGCTGTCAGAGCTGATGATCTTGTATCTGGCGTTGACTATGCTGTTTTCGACGTCGCTGTTAATTCCGGCCCAGGGCGCGCTATTAAATTTTTGCAGAGTTGCGTTGGGGTTACTGCTGACGGGGGCTTCGGGCCTCGTACTCTTGCTGCCGTTAAAGTAGCTGAAAAAGACCCTGCAAGGCTGATCGAGCAATACTCTGCTCGGCGTCTTGAGTTCCTGCAAGCCCTACGCACCTTCCCGACGTTTGGTCGTGGCTGGAGTCGTAGGGTAGCAGAAGTTAAGGTTGTTGCTCTTGAGATGGCTCAAGGTACTTTTCAAGCCTAGCGATCCGCTGGGTTTCAAACGAGCATAGCGTAGCGTAATACTCAGCGTGGGTTTTGTTCTCAAGGTAGCTACGCTTGGCGTTCTCTAGCTCCTTGGCGGCAAGTTCCCGTGCCTTGGGTGGGTGGGTAAAAAACTGCCATAAGGTTCTGATCTTGTTCATAATTTACCGTCCAAATACCGAATCAAACATCGGCGTTAGTGACTGTTGCGGTGCAATAATTACAGGCGCCACAGGAGTATTACTAAATGTTTGGCCTTGATATTGACCGTTAGCGCCGTACAGTGACGTGGTGTTGCCACTCCTAAACGCTTGGCCTTGATACTGCCCTGTAGGGCCGTAGAAGGACGTGACGTTACCGTTTTGGAATGTCTGCCCCACATACTGTCCATTCGGGCCATAGATCGCCGTGGTTTGCGCGTAGGCGTCGGTTGCGGCTGTGAAATAGCCAAGGGTAAAGCTAATTAACGCTACTATCAGTTCTTTCATGTTCATTTTCCTTTGTGTTTAAGTGACGGTATGCTGCAATTGCCGCTTTTAAATCGGCTCTCAACTCTAAAATTTCTTCATAGCTCTGCTCGGCAAACGCAACCAAGTTGGCATGGCTCCAGGTACTAAAGTCGGTCATGGCTTAACGGCCTCTTTGAGTAGTTCGATGCGCTCCCTAGCGCACCGCAGCATGGTGTAGCGCTGGTGCAGGCGTTGCAAGACCGACACGCGGCGGCTGCCTGTACGCTCCTCGTTTAGCATGGTTAGTATCTGTTCTTCGCTCAACTGGCTAAGAATGTCATTCAGCTTGCGCCAGCTTAGATCGCTCATATTGCTCTACCTTGGTTTGTAAGTTAATTACTTCTTTAGTCACCCGCGCTAACGCGCGCATGGCTTGGTTGTACTCTTTGACGCGGATCGTTTCCTCTGCCTGCGCCGCTTTGAGCTTGGCTTTAAAGTGGGTCAACCTGTCCATTAGCAGCGCCCGTCCATGTCAAACTTATCCTCGTCGTTTAGTCGGTCAATCTCAGCTACCAAACAACGAATCATTAGCTCGATGTTGGTGTCGGGCGCGTATTCGGCGATGTCCTCTGCTAGTTTTAATGCTTCTTCACGTAATGTCATCTCTCACTCGCTTTCTTTAGTATTGCTCTAGCAAACTGCTTCATGTCAATAAATTCTTCATCGCATTGTTCTGACATTTCAGCCCAAATAGACTCTATTTCCTCATCTGTTAGTTCTTTTACTGGGTGTAATTGGGTGTTAAATTGGGTGATTTCAGGCTTGATGCGATATTCATACCAGTCATGGAATACGCATTGAGTTAAGTCTTTCCATAACGACCAAGAGCCATCGTCTTTTGGATACCGATATTCAACTTCTGCTTGACCATCAGCCCATGCCTTGATTAGTTCTGCGTGTTTATGTGGTTTCATTTCTCTTGTGCCTTTCTTAGTTGCAATTCTGTTACTGGAAAAGACCCTTTTGTTTTTTCGTCAAATGCGTAAAACATCATACTGTAGTCGCTCCAGTTTGATGCTGGAACCCATCTTGCAAATCTATTTTTAATGCCACAAATACTCATGGCATCTCTACCCCAATGTTCTTTATATGCTTTTGTTGCCTGCTCAATCGTGACATGACCTTTTACATACTCAACATCGGACTCAAAATCCTCCCACATGATTTCGATAAGTTCACCATTTTTATATTTCATTTCTCTTGTGCCTTTCTTAGTATTGCTCTAGCAAATTCAATCCAGCCTTCATTGGAATCAATAAGATTTGTAACTGCATTGCCTATTTCTATTATTTCCTCATCTGTTAGTGTCTTTGCTTTCACACTCTTATCAAAGTGCGGATGAGTGTAGAGTGGAATAACCTCTCCTTCAATTTGTGGGTTTTCTTTTAATATCCACGCTACCGGTTCATTGTTCATTTCAGTTCCTCCAATGCTATGTCGCTAATTGCCCGTTTGTCCTTCAGGGCACCCCAAATCCTCAAATCAATCGTTTTATTGGTCAATAAAAGGTAAACCCATACATCGTGCTTCTGACCGCTGCGGTGTAGGCGCCCTACTGTTTGCTCGTACAGCTCAAGGCTCCACGGCAGCGATACAAAGACCATTTTATTACCGCCATGCTGAAGGTTCAAACCATGCCCGGCTGACTTGGGGTGGATCAAGAGTAGCTCGATCTTGCCCTCGTTCCAACGCTCAATGGCCTTGGGGTCGTTGATCGTCTGAGCATGAGGGTAGCGGCGCTTAAGTTCAGCTAGCTCCTCAACGTAGTTGTAGACAATGATGGTGTTGTCGTGCTGGTTTTCCTCAATTAGCTCGTCCAGCATATCGAACTTGTGGGTGCTAAACCAAATGGGCGTCTTGCTCACGTTCATGCGCCCAGGCGTGTTGGATGCGGTTGTAACCGTTTCGTAGACCCAGCCCCCTGCCATCTGCTGCAACTTGCCTGTGACCACGCCTGCGTTGACGGCGGTGATCTCCACGTCCTTGAACTCAATAACAAAGTCCTTCTTCATCTTCTCGTATGGGGCGCGGTCTTGTAAGTCGCACTTCATCTCGACCGTGTGGCAGGGTGGCAGTTTGTCAGCGTACGCGCCAGCGTCAAGCAAAAAGGTCGCAGGCTTGATCCGAGCCATGACCTGCGCCAGCGATCCTACCCGTGGCTCCCACTCGCCAAAGTCCTTGTTGACCAGGACAAAGTATTGCTGCATGAACGCGCCCTTAGCCCGTCCAAGCAGGTCTTGGTTGACGATCTTGCACTGCCCAAACACGTCCTCAAGGCCGTTGCTAGTGAACGAACCTGTCAAGCCCCAGCGGATGTCGATTTTATCGACGATCTTAGCCAAGGCTTTGTAGCGCTTGCCAGACGGGTTCTTGAGCTTGGTCAGCTCATCAAACACGATGCCGTCAAAATCTAGCTCTTGCTCGGCAAGCCATTGGATGTTGTCGTAGTTGGTTACTACTACGGGGAAACCCGAATGTAGGGCTTGGCTGCGCTGGGCTGGTGTACCCACCGCTACTGCTATGGGCGTATCAGTAGCCCACTTAGGCTGCTCAACAGGCCATACGTCGGTACAGACGCGCTTCGGCGCCAGCACAAGCCACCGTTTGACAAAATCATAACGCAGCATATCTTGCATGGCTGTCAGCGTCAGCGCTGTCTTTCCCGCGCCCACAGGCGCAAGAATCATCGCTCTGTTGTTTTCATACAAAAAGTCAGCGGCTTTCTCTTGGTAGTCGCGCAGCTTCATTGGTTGTCCTTCATCCATGTGTCAACGTGTTCGATTGACCACAGGCAGGCGTAGTTCTGATTGAGCTGTTTGAGGTTGCGCGCATGGACTTGTTGCAAGGCTGACAGCGTACCGCCCTCGGTCTTGAGTTCCACGAACCACGTCACACCGCCCGGCAAGCAGGCGATGCGGTCGGTTACGCCGCGCTGGGTGGGGGACTTGAACTTGTACGCTACACCGCCAAGGTTTTGGACAGCCCATACAAAGTACTTTTCAATTTCTTTTTCGGATATTTTTGAGTTCATGTAAAAAAGTTTATCACAAGTTTAAAAGTTGTGGTAAAGTTTAATCTCAGTCAACTAAAGTAAAGGAAACAAAATGAACGAAGTAGTCCAGCACTCCCGTGTTGTCGGCGGTTCTACCGCCAAGCGGGTCATCAGTTGCCCTGGCTCTGTAGCCTTGTGCGCCAAGATGCCCCCTAAACCTTCAAGCAAATACGCTGACGAAGGCACCCTCTTACACAACGTCATGGATCTGATCCTGACTACCAACCAAACGCCTGAGTCATTCGCTGGCATGGAATACGAAGGTATCAAGTTAACCCAAGAGCTAATTGACGAAAAGGTTTACCCCGCCTTACGCGCGTTAGATGAGATTGATCCCAATAAGGAGATGGAATATGCAACAGAAACAAGGGTGGGTTTCGGAGATTTCCTTCCTGGCGTGTTCGGTTCTACTGATCTTCTTGGTCGTATTGGCAGGCGCGCTTTTATTTTGGATTGGAAATTTGGTAGCGGCGTTGCTGTGGATGCTACCGATAATCCTCAGCTAATGTTCTACGCAGCCGCCGCCATGCGTACACCCGAGGTGCAGTGGGTGTTTGAGGAGTGCGACGAGGTCGAGTGCATCATCGTTCAGCCCCCAAGTGTAAAGCGTTGGGTTACAACCACTAAGCGCATCAAGCAGTTTGAGCAAGAGCTAGCGATGGCGGTCAAGATCAGCCAATCGCCTGACGCGCCTCTAAACACAGGCGACCATTGCCGTTGGTGCGCTGCCAAGCCTACCTGCCCCAAGATGACAGGCATGGTCGAGCGCAGCCTACACGCCCAGCTAGACATCCTTGACGTAGCGCAGATCGCTGACTATCTCAAGAAGGCCGATATGCTTGAGCAGTGGATCACAGACGTCCGCGCCCTAGCGCATCAAGTGTTAGAGGCAGGCAAACCCGTGCCAGGCTTTAAGTTAGTTGCCAAGCGCGCTACGCGCCAATGGGCTGACGACGATCAAGCCTTGGTTGCGATGCTAAATGAGGGTATTCCTGAGAGTGAGCTACTCACAAGTACGGTAATATCACCAGCCCAAGCTGAAAAAGTATTGAAAAAGCATGGCAAGCAATTGCCTGCCAATCAAGTAGTAGCAGTAAGCAGTGGCAGTACGCTGGTTGAGGAATCAGATCCAAGACTTGCGGTATTACAAATCGGGCAGCAACTCACCGCCGCCCTTTCTAAAATTCAATAAGGAATCAAATAATGTCAAATATCACAACTTTCTCAGGTGCAAACCTTCCTTCTGTTAAGTCATTGGCTACAGCCTTGCGTACCATCGAAGCCGATGTTGGCGGCGCTGGCACCGTCATTATCAAGATGGACAAGACAGGTCACTGGGTATTCGGTGCAGATCAGACCGAGATCGAGGACGACTCGACTTGGGCTGTTAACCCTTTCTCGTTTGTTCACGGCTACATTGCGTGGGGCGACGGTGAAGTGTTAGCCGAGAAGATGGTCAACGTCAGCCAGCCATTGCCTGAACTCGAAGCAGCGCCCCCAGGTGCCAAAAAGGGTTGGGAAACGCAGGTTGGTATGTCGATCAAGTGCCTATCTGGTGAAGATAAAGGCATGGAAGCGCGCTATACCACCACGTCTGTGGGCGGTAAGAAGGCGGTTCAAGCCTTGGCAGTAGCGATTGCTACGCAGGTAGACAAAGACCAAGAGAAGCCAGTACCCGTCGTCGAATTGGGCAAAGAGCATTACACCCACAAGTCCTATGGCCGTATCTACACCCCAGTATTCAAAGTAGTTGAGTGGGTTGGTATGGACGGCGACGCCGCACAAGCCGAACCAAACTTTGAAGTTAATCCGGCGCTTACAGAGGATGATGCTGTTCAAGCCGAAGCAGCGCCAGCACGTCGCCGTCGTTCGGGAGCCTAAGATGATTAAGTTAGAACTAACCATTGAAGAAGTGAACGGTGTCCTGATGGGACTGTCGAAGTTGCCGTATGAGTTTTCAGCTCCGCTGATCGAAAAGCTCAAACAGCAGGCAGACCCACAGGTCAATCCTGTAGTTGAAACCGAAGAAAAGTAATGAATAGGGGCGAAAGCGATCACGTTGACCAGTTAGCTGAAATGCAAAGGCAGCGCCGTTAGTAGCCCCACCTACACTACAGTAAAGGACAATAAAGTGAATAAACCACATAAACACGCAGAATTAATCAAAGCATGGGCTGATGGTGCTGAGATTGAATGTAGAGATTGTAGAGTTTGGTACCTTACTAAAGACCCAAGATGGCAAGAAGATATGGAGTACCGCATTAAATCTAAAACAAAGCCTGATATTGTTAAGGCATTTATGTTAGAAAGCCATCCTCTTGGCGGCCTTCGTTTTTACGACGCTACCGGGTTTTCAAGAGAAAAAGATGAACAACGGATTCAGGTAACTTTTGATGGTGAAACAGGCGAACTTAAATCAGCAGAGGTGGTGAAATGACCGAGCTAAACTTCGTTGGGCTACTATGTAGCGCTTGCTATCTTATAGGAATGGCGGTTGGGTATTTGCTGAGAAAGGTTACGAGAGAATGACTACGACTCAGTTTTATATTCATACGCCGCCGCCAGACTCAGGATGTTGGGTTATTAATCATTCATTTCGTATCTATGTTCAAAAGAAGCCTAATTGGTTTCATAAAAATATGGTAAAGCTAATGTTTGGATGGGATTGGGAGGCTTGTAAGTGATCCTTTGGCTTGATTACGAAACGCGTAGCCGCTGCGACTTACCCAGTCGTGGCGGTTACAACTACGCGCAAGACCCTAGCACCGAGATCCTGTGCATGGCGTATGCCATAGACGATGAGGAGGTGTCCTTGTGGACACCCGATCAGCCGTTTCCAGCGCAAGTAGCGGATCTGATCGCAGCAGGCGGTCAGCTCAGGGCGCATAACGCAGGCTTTGATCGCCTGATTACCGAGTTCGTCCTTTGCCCTGACTTCGGCGTTCCAATGCCTAAGCTTGAGCAGTGGTACTGCACAGCCGCGCAAGCCCGTGCCAACTGCGCGCCAGGCTCACTTGAGGACGTTGGACGCTTTGCAAGCAGTAGTATGAAGAAAGACCACCGGGGCAAGCAACTGATCCGTTTGTTGTGCATCCCCAAGGCAGATGGTACATTTAATACAGACCCCACCTTGATGGCAGAAATGGGTAACTACGCCCTGCAAGACGTGCGGACGATGCGTGCCATCTCACAGGCTATGCGCCAGTTATCCCCCGATGAGTTGCTTGATTACCACGTCAATGAGCGTATCAATGACCGCGGCGTGATGTTAGACAAGCCCTTGGCGCAGGCGGCGATCCGCTACGCAGGGGAAGAATTAGACGAAATACAGACGCTCGTTACTGAGATTACCGAAGGCGAAATCACTTCTGTCCGCAGCCCCCGCATGAGAGAATGGGTCTTGGCTCGGGTCGGTGACGAAGCTAAAAAGTTAATGGAAATGTACAAAGATGGCGATAAAAAATATTCGATCGACAAAACAGTTCGAGCTAACTTACTTATTCTTGCTGAAGAAAACCCCGATGAAATACCAGCGGAAGTTGCTGATGTTATCCAATGTGCGGACGACCTATGGGCGTCTAGTGTTGCAAAATTCAAGAGATTGACGGAGTTAGCCGATGAAGAAGATCACCGAGTTCGTGGGGCGTTTGTGTTCGCAGGCGGGTCTGCCACAGGCAGAGCAAGCAGTTACGGCGCCCAAGTCCACAACTTCACCCGCAAATGCGCTAAGGATCCTGATGCCACTCGACAAGCTATGGTTAGAGGCCACGCAATTGTCCCTGCCTTTGGACGCCGAGTCACCGACGTCCTCAAAGGAATGCTTAGGCCAGCTTTGGTACCCGCTGTGGGAAAGTCCCTCGTCGTTGCCGACTGGTCAGGAATCGAAGCAAGGGTCAACCCCTGGCTATCCAATTCCGACGCCGGTGTTCAGAAACTATCGCTTTTTGAACGCGGAGAGGACGTCTATAGGGTTAACGCTTCCGCAACCTTCCACGTCCCCATTGCTGACGTTGACGGTGAACAGCGGCAAATTGGAAAAGTCCAAGAGTTAGCCTGCGGCTTTGCAGGCGGTGTGGGCGCGTTTGCGTCGATGGGTAGAGCCTACGGCATCTTGTTACCTGAACCCCAAGCCAAGCGCATGGTGGCAGGGTGGCGCTTAGCGAACCCATGGGCTGTACCATATTGGCAGAACCTTGAGTCAGCATACACAAGGGCTATGCGGAACAAAAACCATGAGTTTTCAGCAGGTAGAGTTACCTATATGTACGATGGGCAACATCTTTGGTATGCTTTACCTTCTGGGCGCGTTCTCTGTTATCCGTTTGCCAAGTTAGACGCCGATGGCGTCACCTACGCCAAGGCAGCATGGAAACCCGCAGCCGATGCGAAAGAGTGGCCTAGAGCAAGACTATGGAAAGGATTAGCCTGTGAAAACATCACCCAAGCGGTTGCCAATGATCTACTTAGACATTCTTTGCGTGAATTGGATGGTGTGGTATTACACGTCCATGATGAAATTGTGGTCGAAACAGATAGACCTGAAGCAGTAGCCCTTGAGATGGAGCGCATAATGTGTACCCCACCTGAGTGGGCAAAAGGCATCCCTTTGGGAGTAGAAATAGCAACCATGCAAAGGTACGGCAAATGAAACATATTGTTGCTTTTGGTGGGGGTGTAGACAGCACGGCGATGATCTTAGGCTTGATAGAGAACAAAAGACCGATAGACCTGATCTTGTTTGCTGATACAGGCGCAGAGCGCCCAGAAACATACGCCCACATTGAGAATTTTAGTAGTTGGCTGACAAACCAAGGTTATCCCGCAATCACAATTGTTAAGCGTGTGCGGCGTGACGGCAGTTTGGAAAGCTTAGAACAAGAGTGCCACCGCAGGCGCAACTTGCCTTCGATTGCCTACGGTTTTAAGTCTTGCTCACAAAAGCATAAGATTGCGCCACAAGATAAGTATTTAAACCATTGGGCGCCTGCCAAAGAAGTGTGGAAAACAGGGCAAAAATGCGTTAAATACGTTGGTTATGACGCAAACGAGAGCCACCGAGCCGAGAACGCAGCCAAGCGTGATGACCCTAAATACACCTACGAATACCCATTGATTGAATGGGGTTGGGATAGAGAAGATTGTTTAGCTGTCATGGAACGTTATGGATTTAAAAACATTGGTAAGTCTGCGTGTTTCTTTTGCCCATCATCTAAAAAGACAGAAGTCATCGAGCTATACAATAAGCACCCTGACTTATTTAACCGCGCAGTAGCCGTTGAAGAACAAGCAGAGCTAACTACAATTAAGGGTTTAGGTAGAAATTATGCGTGGAAAAACCTAGTTGAGTTGCACCTACAGAACCAACCATTGCCAAACGTAGGGTTTGAATCGCCCTGCGAATGTACTGAATAAAAAAACCCCCTAGTGTTGAGCTAGGGGGATATCCCTCACGAAAGGAATTTAATGAACTTTTTAGAATATATCACGAACTTAGCCCCCGAGGGCGAAACAGCCCTGATTGTGCGTCAAAAGCCACAGTTAGACGGCAACGGGCTAATGCAGACCCATGCCGATGGCACGATCAAGTGTACTTGGCCTGCCTTCTTGCCTACCGCCAAGCTCAAGAAAGACTGGGCAATCTACGGCAATACAGGCTCGTTTATCCTTGACCGCTTTGCTGATGGCAAGGTGTCCGCGTCTGCCGCCAACTGCGAATACGTCCTAGTGATGATGTTAGACGACATCGGCACCAAGTCAGCCGAGCCACCCCTTGCGCCTACATGGATCATGGAAACCTCCGAAGGTTCCTACCAATGGGGTTACGCCTTTAGTGAGCAGCCAAGCAAGGGTGACTTTACCGCAGCGATTAAGGCAATTGCCAAAGCAGGCTACACCGACCCTGGCGCTACCAACGCCGTGCGTAACTTCCGTCTGCCCGGCTCAGTCAATCTCAAACCGGGGCGCGGTAACTTTGCCTCGGTGTTAACCGAGTTCCACCCCGAGCGTGAGTACACCTTGGCTGAGATATGCACTGCCCTTAACGTGGTGCCTGACCCAACCGATACCGCACAAAACAACCCCATTCGCCTTGCTGACACGGGCAAAGACTCGGTGATGACATGGCTCAACGAGCAAGGTTTGGTGTTGTCCGCGCCCAATGGCGAGGGCTGGATGGGTGTAGTTTGCCCCAACAACGGCGAGCATACCGATGGCAACATTGAAGGGCGCTACAAGCCCCTTGATCGTAGCTACTGCTGCCTGCACGGGCATTGCGTGGACTTTAGCTCGCAGATGTTCCTTGACTGGGTAGCCGACAATGGTGGCCCCGAGGTCGATCATGGTTTGCGTGATGAGCTGATTGCAGAAAAGATGTCCTCTGCCCTGTCAAAATTAACCCCAAATGAGATCTACCGCGACACCGCAGCCGAGCTGATCGCTGAGGTCGAGCGCAAAGAAGCAGGGCGTATTGAGAAGTCGCATTGGTACGAGCGCTTTGCTTACATCCAAGCCGATGATTCTTACTTTGACCTGCAAGACCGTACCGAGTTTAGCCGTGGCACATTTAACGCGATCTTTCGCCATGTATCGTGCAAGTCGATCCACACCGGCCGCAAGGTTGAAGCGTCTGTTTGCTTTGATGAAAACAGGCAAGCCAACAACGGCAAGGTTTTAGAAAAGCTAACCTACGCTGCTGGCGATAGCGTGATGGTTACGCGTGACGGTAAGGTTTACGGCAATCGCTGGGTTGACGCTCGGCCGCCCATCCCTGCTGGTGTCGGCACAAACATTGATCTATGGCTTGACCATGCCAAGACGCTGGTGCCTGATCCTGATGAGTTAAACCATGTGCTAGATGTAATGGCGTTCAAGGTGCAAAATCCACGCCTAAAAGTCAATCACGCTATCTTGCATGGCGGCGATGAGGGCAGCGGCAAGGATACCTTTTGGGCGCCTTTCCTATGGTCTATCTGCGGCGAGAACATGAAAAACCGTGGCCTGATGGATAACGATTCGGTTAATAGCCAATGGGGTTATCAGCTTGAGTCTGAGGTGTTGCTTATCAACGAACTCAAAGAGCCTGACGCTGCTGCACGTCGGCAACTGGCTAACCGTCTGAAGCCCATCATCGCTGCGCCGCCTGATACGCTGTCGATCAACCGCAAGGGCTTACACCCCTATGACATGGTGAATCGTCTGTTCGTCCTGGCGTTTAGTAACGATCCCGTGCCTATTAGCTTGCCTAGCCAAGATCGCCGTTGGTTCTGTATTTGGTCAACCGCGCCCCGCATGGACACCAACAAGGCCAAAAAGATATGGGACTGGTACCGCGCTGGTGGTTTTGCTGCCATTGCCAACTGGTTCTATGCCCGCGACGTGTCCAAGTTCAACCCATCCGCGCCGCCGATGTTTACTGAGTTCAAGGCCAACTTGGTTGAGCATGGCATGAGCATGGCTGAGTCATTCTTGGTCGAGATGATGCGTGAGCGCAAGGGCGAGTTCACAAAAGGCGTTGTTGGCTCACCGTTTCATTCGCTGTGCGATCGCCTTGCGGGTGTTGCGCCTAGCGGTGTCAAAATACCGCAAGCCGCCTTGCTTCACGCTTTCAAAGAAGCAGGTTGGACTGATTGTGGGCGCCTAGCGTCCCATGACTACCCAAGCAAAAAGCATATCTTTGCTGCGCCCGATGTGTTTACCACGCTCAATAAATCAGAGCTTCGCCGTGCAGTAGAGGAAAATCCACAGCCCAAAATGGTTCTAGTGAAATAAGAGAGCGTTTGCCTGCAAAAAACGAGAGCGTTTGCCTGCCAAAAAAATCAGAGCGTCCCCCTGCAAAAAACGGGAGGGTTTGCCTGCAAGAATTAAAACAAAATGGTAATGACCAGGCTATACGCGCGGGCGCGCGTACGCGGGCGTGTGCGGGCGCATGGGCGCGCGCGTAGGCCAGCAGGCGTGGCGGGCGCGGCCGTCAAATAGGGCGGCCAGAATGGCCGTTATGGCGCGATCATACCCCCGGCAATATGTAGGCCACGGCCTAAGCGATCGCGCCGCCATTGGCCGATTATGGCCGCCAAATTGTAGGCAATAAAAAACCCGGCTCATGGCCGGGCGGGGTGAGTGTTGCGGGTTATAGATCAAGTAAATGGGCAATCCACAAGGCCACTAGCAGGCCACACAAAACAGCAATCATTGCTCACCCCCGGCACGCTGCCAGTCCGCTAAATCGTCGGCGGCTTGGTGCGCCGCGTCGCTGCTTACTTGTTCCACGT